AGTCGCCCATACAGATAATCTGCAACCTGCTTTGGGCTGTTAGGGTTAAGGTCTTTACCAATAAGCAATCGCAGAAAACGGAGCAACATGTTCTGATGCCTGTCGTTGTTGGCAATAATGTTTAATAGCTTATCATCTGTGTACCGTATGCCCTGCAACATCGCAGTCAGGTACGGCACAACACTTTCGTTTACTTGCTGAATACTTTCTGTCGCCTTGAAGTTCACTGCTGTCGCATCTATTTGCGGTTGCAGTAACGCCATGCTTATAACATCCTTCGCATTGTACTCATACAACTGCTTCTGCTGCTCAAGGCCATGCGCTTCAAACACACCTTCGTTCTTGTGGTACGGCTGGTCTGTATACAATGAGAGGCAATGGCCCAGAGATTTCTCTACCTCTGGAAAAAGTCGGTGATGCGCAAGCATCGTATCATAAACACGGCGAGGCGCTGGTATGCCGTACTTGTATGCGATCACAAATAAATCAAACAACGAGTTGTGTATGACAGTCGTGTTGTCACGCATGGCAACGGCCAACGCTCTGAGAATGCGCGGTGTGTCGCTGTAATAATAACCTTCACGTGGCGATACAACCATAGGTACGCACCACGCTTTCTTGTCATCAAAAGAAAAACCGAAACAAGTCATCTCCAATGAGCGGTTTGTTTCAATATCAAAATACATATGCTTGCCCTTGGCCTTGGACAATACATCTACCACCTCATCTGCACGTGGCCATAGAACGTGCTGCGCCTTTGTAACTTCTGGCGGTGTGGTTAAGTAACCGATGGCCTTCTTTACGTCACGGGTAAGCCAGAACTTACGGTTAGGTCGTCGCGTCTTGCCGTGTCGCCCCTTGTCATCGCCGCTGCCTACGGTATCTGTGTCGTTAGGATTAAAGTAAGCTTGCCTGTCAACGGCTTCTTGCGGTTCATATGTGGGTACGTATACAATTCCATCCTTAATGATAGGGCAACCGCGCTGCTCATCAATGCTTACACCATCAGCTACAAGGTCGAGTGCCTTCTGGCCAAGCAAGATGACAACCTTTGTCTCTGGTTTATAGCCAGCAACAGCGTCAGCTAAGATGACATCTACGCTTTGCCGAGGGATAGGTGAAAGCGCATTGTAAAATATCTGCCCACCGTAACCGCTGAGTAATTGCGCACGATCAAATCGTGACGGCTTCCCTAAAACAACAGTCAACCCTCTGTATGGTAGGGTTGACAACTTCTGTTTAACTGTTTCTACAGGCATATGACCAACTGCTGTGTTATTGTTACCGGTTGTAAAAGCACACGGGCGATCAAACAGGCCATACCCATCGCAAGGAAATAACGGAAACCTTGCCAACCTTGCTGTATCTTAATAACAGTTCTGTACCCATGTGCTTTGAAAGTGATGTTATAACCTTGGCGATCAATGAAGGGTGTACGCCTCGCTGCATCTTAATAGCAATCTGTACCAAGGTTATAACGGAGGGCGACAACTACCCAATCGTATGATCAGCGTTCTTGCGCAACACGCGCTTCAGCCGATAGTTATTGTTCATAACAGCGTTGCCGCTGTCGTCCAGCACGGGGCTACCGTCGTCAGTCTTCTGAGCAGTCTGCTCAGTCTCAACCGTAACGTCTGCAGCGAGGCCGCTGTACTGATCCACATTAGGATCACCCGTGTCGAACTCTGCTGGAAGTTCCAACGCACGGTGTAACGCTTTCACGCGCTTCAACGTGATGTCCATTGCCTTCTCGCTGAACGAGAGGTAGTCACGAAATTGCAACCCTGCGATACGAACGGTGTTACCTTCAAGGTCTTCCGTTGACTCAGGAGCTACAATCTCCCATTGCATAACGATCATAGGCGCACCTGCCTTGCTCGTCGTGAACTCAGCCTCGATGATGCGAGCTGAGTATGTGTCCTTCTTCAGATAAGGTCTTACGTTATCTGCGATCTCATCTAAGTTGATGATTGCCATAGTTAGTTTTTATTTTTATTAGAGGGAACGTCTTTGTTTATATGTTCTCCTGTGACCGCGTTCCTGTTGTCATCGGGAGAAAGTATCTGCGTGAGTACGTACGTTAGCTTGTCTATCCCAGCAATCTGGAGTAGCCCAAGTGCATGACCGTGATCAACGTCAAGTTTATCAGCGATCTGTTTAGCCTGATCATGCAATGCGCGAGCCATGATCAAGGATTGTTCCCTGTATTCTTTTTCTTCTTTTGTCATCGTCTTGTGATGTATTCTGTTAGTTCGTCTATAGTTAATATGTTAGCTTGTGATAACGCTGCCTTAAGGCTGTTAAGTTTGCTGAGCGTAACGTAATTGTAGTTTGACTCAGGCTTACCGTAGTGTTCTATGGTTGCGTCAATAAGATCAACGCATGTCATAGAATCTTTTGGCCACTCACCCTTCTCCAACGTTTTTAGAATAGCCATAAGATCCTCACCGTCGTCAAGCGTACCTCTAATGTGATCTACTAGGTCGAGAAGGTTTTTCTGATACGCAACGTAAGCAACGTATGGATCACTCATAGTATTTCTTGGCGGCGTTAATGACAGCGTTGATGTCGTTGTCGATGTATGCCTCAGAGAACATACCCATAGGAGTCTTAGCGGAGGTAATACCATCGCTGTTGGTCTGGAACGTGTAGCGTACCTTACCCTCCTTGTCTCGCCTTGCCTCAGTGAAAAGTACCATAAGGAACTCCTTCTCTATACAGCCTTCGTGCTGTTTGCCCTGCACCTTGATGCGTCGTACGTTGTACGTGTCTCCGCTGGGTTGTGCTACCTGTACGATCTCGTCGATTGCTGTGAACACAATGACTGCGCGATCATTCTTAACCTTGTCGAGTGTCGCACGGATCATACGGTTGTAGTATGACCATACATCATAGCCCTTAAAGCTGGCTTGTGCCAATGCTATGAGAGTTTCTGTGTACTTTGTGAATGACTCGATAACTATAACCTCGCACTTCTCGTCAGCTAACGCTGTGTCTAGTGCCTTATCAAACTCCTTGATGTTTGAACAGGACGTTACCTTGAACTTTCCTGCGTTGGGAAACGGCAAGCCCTTACGTTCAAGGTCTATGATATGGGTCTTGTCAGGCGACAGGTTACGCAAGGACGTAGACTTTCCTGTACCGCTGCTTCCTACTATACCTATGATTGCCTTGCTCATCGTAATGCCTTGTTAAGCAGCATAGGTACTAGGGAGTTCAATCGCATTCCACGTTTCGCTGCGAGCAGCTTCAAACGCTGATGTGTTTTTTCTGGTATCATAACAGGGCGATAACGTTTAACCCTACTATCCGTTTTTGGTTTTCTTTTTATCATGGCTCTCTTCCAAACGTGCTACAGTCGCACGTAAATTATCATTCTCAACGTGAAGCGTTACTATCTTCTGGCGTAGCGCCGTCAGGTAATGCCATAAGTCCATGACCTCTTCGTCTGCAGAGTTTAACATCTGCAACGGAGTCATACGCCACAAGCCCTTGTCTCCTTTAGGATTGTGTTCCTTAATGCCCTTGTTGAATTTCGCAACTGCTTCAACGGTAAACCGTTTCTGCGCCAAGTCTCTTATCTCTTCGTCTGTCATGCTTGAAAAAGTAATGGATCGTACGTGTTCGTTGTTGTGAACAACGAGTCTATGATTGTCTCCCGATCTTCTTTGCGAGGTGTTGTACATACGGGAGAGAATGCACATGCACCAAACTTAGTTTCGCAGCACGTAAAGTTGGGAAAGAATATATCATCTGGATCTTTGCCGTCATCAAGCACAGCGCGTAGGTTAACTATATAGTTATCTATCGTCTGGCGCAGATGCTTTTCAAATTCCTCCAGTACATGATCGCTGAAGGTTATGAACGATGACCGCTGAAACTTATTGCGACCGCTGCGATTAAGAAAGATACCGTTAATAACAACGTTGCGTACCTCGTCAGGGAACAGCTTCTTCCATATCATACTGTAGAACATCATCTGGGGAGAGTTCTGGTAGCTGTCCAGATACTTCTCAACTTGGTTAAGCGATGTTGTCTTGTGGTCTATAAGCGCAGGCAATCCGTTGTATGTACCGATCATGTCTATCGTACCGCACAACACAACGTCGATTAACTTGCCGTCGCTAACGTAGGGAACGGCGAAGCGCTGCTCCAACAAAGGCCCGTTGTCACTTGTGTCTGCCTTGAGGCCATCGAACTTCTCGTAGTTAAAGAAGTATTGCTGCAGCGTAGCTACAAGATGGCCCATGTCTCTAAAGTCATTGTCAGGTACGTGTATGTCATCTTGTTCAAAGTGTTCTATGGCAGCGGCAACTGCAGCCTTCTCATTACCGTTGGTATAATATTCCTGTAGCGCCTTGTGAAATGCTGTACCGTATTCCATGCGATGCGACTTGGCTTCGTACGTGAGGCCACGCGCTCCCATGTACCACAAGCGCCGAGGGCAAGCAGTCTGACTATATAGCGAAGCATCCATCTTAACTATATACCGTCCGTCATTTGTTTTCTGTAGTGTTATCATCTTAAGTTTGCTGGTAACATATCCTTCGCTGGCTTGTCCAGCTCTACGCCATGCAACTCTGCTAGCTCCTTCATCTGTTCTTCAAGATTCTGCTGTTGCTTCTTGTTCACTGACTTCTTACGTTTCGGTTTAACTATAGCAACCTTTGGCTCAGGTTGCGTAACTGACATGTACGGTTTGAAATGCTCACGCAGTTCCTCATCCGACATCTTCTCAAGCTTTGTTATATCGCAGCCAAGTAATTCTTCAATTGTCATAGTAACGATAGTGGATCACAAATCCTATAAAAAGTGTTGCCCAGAATAAACATCCAAAAACTTCTGCACTCATCTGATAATACGAAAACTGTTTCCCTTCACAACGATCTCAGCTTCTGGTGCAACAGACGATAGCGTTTCATGTAGCCAACGCTCGTCGTCCTCCGTTAAGTCGCTATCTAATACGTCACTGGTGAACATGTCGTTAGGCTGAGCTGACTCCAACCAGCGCGTAACGTCATGCCGCCACCTGCTGCTGTCCGTTTGCACAAAGTCCAGTGCCTTAGCTTCGTTGCTTTTCATACGAAGCTTACGCATGCCAGTCTTGAAGTAAACGAGAACGCCGGGATTTTCGCTGTCCATTATCATGCGCGTTGCGATCTGCGCACGTAGCATGCGGTAATCATCTGACTCCTCTTCATCCTTGGAGTTATCTATAAACCACAAAAGCGCATCGTTTATCTTAACGAATAGCGTTGAGGCCGTGTATCCTGTGTCAGCGCAAGGTACAAAAACATCTGTCGGATCGTTGATCAGCTTATCTAATATAGGCTTGATTGTTTCTGCGCTAGATTCTGTATACGTAGAGCGCCGCACTTTTGCTGGCGTCTTACGTACTGGCTTACGTAGCTTACCTACTACAATGTCTATGTTGTTGTCGTCCATAAGAAAAAAAATAGGGGAGAGTATTACCCCTCCCCTATCATGGTTATTCACCAGCCATCATCGACTGCATTTGGCGCAGAAGTTCTGTGCCTTTGTCCTGATCGCCTGCCTTAAACGCAGCTTGCGCCAGCTTGAATAATGCCGTGGGCGTTAAGTCCCTAGCGTCTGGCTTCCACTTACCAGCTTCCTCCTGAGAAAAGAGTACACCATCTGGATGACGCTCTTGGAGCCTAGACTGCTGGGT